GTCTGTGAACCTCGTCAGTTGAGAGGTCTTTTCCACCAGCATCTCCGAACTCTTCCATAATCTCCTCGGTCATCATATATAGAGAGTCTTCTGTGTAGCCCGTTCCTAGAACTGCAACCGAGTAACTCGATAGCGCTGTGGTAGTTTCGTTGTAATATTTTATCTTGTACCAAGTAGCCGTAGTACCTGTCGTGTCATCATAGACGGTCTCGTCTTGGTCGAGAGTCAAATCAACTGTTGTTAGAAGTGTGTAAGTTCCGTCTTCTGCGTCAGATGTGTAAATCTTGGCTTGGTTGTATTTGATTTGTGCCACGGATGTTCTTGCCGAATGGGCGAAGATTGGCCCTGTGGTGTGACCGAGGGTCGTGGTTCCCGTGGCCGAGGTAAGAAGAACAATCTCTGTCATCTCCTCGCCCAAGGCTCCGAAGACAACATAATCGCCAGTTGCAAAACCTGTGTTATTTTCTACCGTACTAGAGGTCGCTGCGGCAGCAACATCTGCTGTTAATCTTGTTTCTTGATTTTCTAAATTTGGGTGCTGAACAATAATTTGCATATACTTAATTATAACATTGAAAACAAAAACGACCCACCAGATATAATGTTTGTTAATTTTATAAAAGCTACAGTTCTGTAAGCGGGTTCGTTTGAGGAAGATTCTGCTGATGTGGAAGCATTAGCATGGACAGACGTTGCATTAGCAATAGTTACAGTGTGAACGGACTGATAGTTAGTAACATCAGAACCACCTTCTTTTCTTGTTGTTACATTAACGTGTGCTGAGTGTGTTCCTGTGTGGGTATGGGCACTTCCAACGTGTGTGTGGTTTTGAGCAGCATGAACGTGGGTGTTAGAACCCCCGCTAGTATATGCTTCCGAGGTCGTATTAGCACATTTTAAATGCTTTCCTCTCATAAAAGGAAGTTCAGACCACCCCGAAGGAATATCTGCGAGAGTACCAAGCCACATCCCTATCATCCCCACTACTTCTAAAAGAGCCTCTGTTTTATTCTGAACAGGAATTAGTTTCATATAAGCTGGTTCTACAGTTTCTGTTGTGGTTTGACTGATAGACTCCCCTGCAAGAGAGGCTGTGGCTGCTGCTGCATATACCGTGTGGGTGTGTGCTATAGACATATTGTTGGTTCCACCTGATAGAGCGTTGTTTGCTGGAGACGCACCAGAGGTACTGTTAGCGTGGGTGTGTGAAGCTACGCTGTGAGTATGTACAATATCGTGTACATTTGTATAAGTTCCGCCTGTAGTACCAGCATCTTCACCCGTTCCAGCACCTTTTAAATACTTGTTTCTTAAATCAGGTGTGGAGTTCTCTCCGTTACAAAAGGTAAATCCTAGCGTGGAAGAAGTGTCTACAAAACAAATTCCGTCATCCACAAGACCATTAACAGGAGCCGAGGGTTTAATAAAGATGACTTCGTGGTAAGGGGGGTCGTTTGCAAAAGTATCATAGCTGGAAGTTACACTAGATAGTCCACCACCAGAGGGATTTCCTGTAGTTCCTGTGTGAGTGTGAGCCTGATAAATACCCCCGCTACCAGCACCAGCGTCTCTTAAAACCTGTATATTTCCTGTAGCGTTTGCTAAAGAATAAGTGTGTGTGTGGTTGTTTAATAGGTGTTCGTGTGCTGGAGAGGTGTGAGTGTGTGTGGTGGCACCCCCCGTAACATTAGGATTAACTCCAAGAGCCGTTCCCTTGGGGTATTTAGAATCAAGCGTGGTTTCTCTCTCCCAACCAGCGGGGATACCAGCATGAGTTCCGTTCCAGATGAATATTACGCCTGTGGCGATTGACATTACTTCTCCCTATAAAATTCTACACATTCTGCTAAAAGCCAGAACTTCTTTTCTATTATTTTCTTGGCTCTCTCTAGAGCTTTTTCGTAGGTGGTGTCAATAAGTCTGATAACCACTTTATCTTCGAGATTGTGAAGCGGGTCTTCCCCGTTATAACCGACTATGTGAAAGAGTAAATATTTCATTTATGTGTCCCCCAAGTATCTGTCTTTCTGTGGCATTCTACACACAAGGTTCTACCGTTGTCTATAGCAAACCTCAGTTCTGGGTAATCACACCACGGTTTAATGTGGTCTGCGTTCAATTCCCCGCCTTTTTTACCGCAAAAAATACAGGTGTAAGCATCTCTCTCGAAGACTGATTTTCTCCATAATCTATATTCGGGGGTAAAGTATAACCTCTTTCTCTCCGGTGTTATACCGCCTTTCCAGTTCGAAGCTTTTTCTCCCCTCAAGCCTACGCGTCCTTTTAGGGAGTCGCTCATCTTTTTCTTAGACTCTTCTGTGTGTTTAGAACCCCGTCTATAGGTATTTCCCTTATTTATTTTTCTAGTTACATCTTTCCACTCTTCAAGAACCTCATGCCCTTTGGAAAAACTACCTTTATTAGTCCAACCTTTCTTTCCTTTATTCCACCCATGTCCTAACTTGAGTCCGTCTGGATTTTCACTTGGCTGTCCTTTCAAGAACTGTCCTTTATTATTTCTCATGCATTTAACCCCACTATACAACCTTTGTAAACTCCTGCAGAAGTGACTCTAAACCCAAAGGTATCTGTCTTAGAATTTTCCCCAGTTAATGTAGGAGCACTTCCGCCATACCAGGAAATCCCCGCCCACCACGTAAGCACACCCTGGTCTGTTGTATTTACTATATCCAAAATGAAAGCTTGTCCTACCGTTGCGTTTGAAATAGCCAGAGTCTGTGTTGCGGCGGGCATCGTTACCTTGAACTGACTGCCTAAAGATAGGTCGAGCGTGGTAGTTCCCGCCCCCGCAGGTGCATAAGATGTTAGAATTGTTTTACCTGTCATTGAAGCAAGGGGGGTGACAAATTTTGTGTCATTGGTTCCTAGATTAGTTTCTATCCCTGTTGCCTTAACAGGGATATCCGTAGTACGGGCTACGTTGGAGTCTTCTATTGCTTTGGGGGTGACGTACTTTACGTTATCAGAGCCCGTATTAACTTCCGCTCCCGTAGCCGCCTCTAAGACAACTGCGTTTGTAACACGGTATTCCAAAGAATTTGGGTCTGTTGAGCCGTCTATTCCCACTTTTGCGGCAATAGCGTTTATATCATCAGCCTGTGCATTTTGGTCAGCCGAAGCCACTAAATCGTTTGAGTCGTAATCGTTTTTAGATGCAGGTAAAGCCGCAGGAAAGTTTGAAACCATGGCTATACTCTTTCCTTTCGTGGTATAATATTACCATGAAAATAACTACTTATTGTAAAAAGTGTGGTGTGGCAAGAGTTTTTTCCTGCAGGGCTGAGGAAAAAAGGAAAAATAAAACAGGTTATTGTAGAGAGTGCTTCCTTGAAAACACTCCCAAAATGTCTGATAGTCCTTCTTGGAACGGAGGAACTTTTATAAGAAGTGGTTATAGATTTATTAAGATTCCCGACCACCCGTTTGCTAATAACCTCGGTTACGTTAGGGAGCACAGACTTGTTATGGAAAAGTTTCTTGGAAGATACCTTACTCCCAAAGAAGTTGTTCACCACAAGGACGGAAATAAACTTAACAACTCCGTTGAAAATCTTGCAATTATGGATAACAGGGAACACCCACACACACACGCCCCGAAAAAAAGATATTGCACCCTTTGCGAAAAGAAACACCTTGCCAGAGGTTTTTGCAAAAAGCACTACCGTCAGTTTATGAAAAATACTTTTGGCGTAGTTTGTTGAAGCCATTATTCGTTCCTTATCTTAAATTTAGGGGTATCCATATGTACGTTAATTTTACCACTTTTATCGCTTACCTTTAAGGTTGGTCTTTCCCCTTGAGTGATTGAGCCTGTGAGGGAGTACCACCTGTCGTAGTATTTTCCATCATCATACTTGGAACCCCCGTCATAATATACCGGGGAACCTGTAACTACGGTTGCTGTGGTTGCTTTTAATGTAAATCTTGTCTTTCCTATCTTAATATTAAAAATTGGTATGTGTCTTTTTACTCTTAAAGCGTGTTCTAGTGGGGGCGCTGAGGGAGACGAAGAGATTGATGCTGACATAGAACCTGACACGCTCGCCGAAACTGATGAAGAGACGGACACACTACTTGAAACTGAGGCTGATATAGAAACGCTTGCAGAAACGGAAGCACTCTCGCTTGCTGATACCGAGGGACTAATTGATGCGGACTCGCTTGCCGAAACCGAAGCCGACTCGGAAGCAGATTTACTAGCAGAGATAGAAACTGAAGCGGATACCGAAGCAGAAATAGATACCGAGGCGGAGATACTTGCCGACTCGCTTGCACTTACGCTAGCACTCACACTAGCCGACTCTGAGGCACTTACAGAAGCGGATATGGAAACTGATGCACTGACACTCTCCGAAGCACTTGCAGATTCTGATGCTGAGACGCTGGGGCTTTCAGATGCCGAGATTGAGGCGGATTCTGAGGCAGAAATACTCGCACTCTCCGAGGCAGAAATAGAAGCACTTTCACTAGCCGAGATACTAACACTTGCTGAGACCGAAGCACTAATGCTGGCACTCTCTGAGGCAGATATGCTAACACTTGCGCTGACTGATGCTGAAACTGAGGCAGAAATCGAAGCAGAAATGCTAATAGAGGCAGATATGGACGCTGATTCTGATGCTGAAACGGAAGCGGACTCTGAGGCGGAAATACTGACACTCGCCGACGCGGACGAGGATACTGAAGACGATTGAATAACAGTTGCTGTGTAGTAATACTCTATAAAATAGGCATCTAAGTTAGTGTATATGTTCCAGTTAGA